AATTCGCTATAGTCTTCCACATTGGTGGACGAGCGCATCCAATTGAATATCTCAAGCCAGTTTTTCATTTCTTCGTCCACAATAAAAGTAATGCTTAATTCATCAAAGTCCATTTTGGATGGAGCCTTCACAGGCACGAACGGCGTAGGCATGATTACTTCACTCATGGTGACGGTTGGCAGCGAAGCACTCTGACAGAAATACGATAAATTGGGGCTTCGTGCAATGGCAAACCGATAGTAGGTCGGCAGCAGCGGATTGATTCGCTCGGGATACCGATTTTCTATTTGTTCGGGAATGGTGTCAAAATTGTATTTGTTTGCCATAACAGTATGTAGAAAAGAAAAGGGGAGGGCACTAAGCCCTCCCCAATTCTTTGCTTTATGAGCAGTCTATTACGATGCAACACCGTGGAGGTTGTCCACGCGGAACAGACGGTAGTAGACATTGCTACGCACATCAAGTGCGCCGCTGCCGATGGCTGAACCCTTAGAGAATGGGTTGGAAACCATGCCGTAGCGGGTCTTGAATGCCATCTTGGGTTGGAAGGTGTCAGTGGTAACTGCACGCATCATCTGTAGCGGAACATAAGGGCAGTAGAACAGACCCGCATCATACGGGCTAGTTCCCTTATATCCAACGCAGACGAAGTTGGGGTTGTTAGCACTGCTGTCGATGTACGGATCAATGTACACCTTGACCTTGCCGTTGAGGGTACCAGCAAAGGTGTTGCCGGTGTCATCAACATCAAGGCTGACATTCAGCGCAGGGCTGATGTTCAGGAAGCCACCCATTGCGAGAGCAGAAGCAACATCTGCGGAGCAGACGATAAAGTTGCCCTTACCGCGACGAGTATCCTTGGCGATCTGATTGCACTCACGCTCAATCTGGAACATTAGACCACGGAACTTTTCCGCGCTCCAACGACCGTCAGAGTCCTGAATGAGATCGTACACACCACCGACAGCCAAAGCACCAGCCTGAGTCAAACCACCAACTACGGTCTTGTAGTACAGGTCGGTCTGCTGTGCGCCAAGTTTGGCGTTACGGTAAACGGTACGAACCACTTCGCGGTTGATTTCAGCAAGGATTTCCGTGCTGAGAATGTTGGCGAGTTCGGTTTCAGCATCCAAGCCGTGAACAGCCTTGAGATCCTGAGCCAGTTCCACCGAGTAGGACGCAGCAAGTGCGCGTGTCTTGGCTTCAACAGCCACACGCTCAATGCTGAAGCCCATTTGGGCAGGAGCAATATTTTCACCAGTTGCGGTGTTGTGTCCTGCACCAGTGGTAAGACCGGCGACATTGATTGGATTACCAAGACCAGGCACACCTTCGAACGGATCAGCAAAGAACGCACCAAAGGTTCCTCCCGAAACACCGCTGATAGAACCTTGGCTCTTATTCTGAGCATTAACGCCCGAGAACGCAACCTGTGGTTCGTTGAAGAAGGCTTCTGCACCAAAAGCACCACCATCATTGGTGTTAGCGTACTTGGTACGCATTGCGAAGATCAAGCCTGTCGGAGCCGACATAGCCTGAACGCCGCAGATGTCGTAAGCCATGAGATTCGGCATGGCGCGACGAACCAATTGGATAAGAATTGGATCGTAGCCCTGAATCTGTGCGCCGGTATCTTGACCGACAATGCCGGTGCCGCTCATGTTGCTGGTTGGACCTTCGGTCAGCATCTGCTGACGGATTGCCTTCTCCTGGTTTTCCAGAAGGGTAGCCATTGTTGCGCGCTTATGGGCATCCGTAATGGGAGCCATATCCTTGTGATCTAGAACGGGCTTCCACTTGCGGATAGCCTGTTCTGTTAGAAATTTATCTTCCATGTTCATACTCCTTGGTTGTAAACAGTCTGTGACTGTGAATTACTGTCGTGACTTGCTCATTGAACGCACTACGGCTTCAACGAGTGGTGATGCTTCTGAAGCCTCTTCGAAAGATTCCTCAAGAGAATCTTCAGTAGCGGTTTCGTTTGCAACTGTTCCGATGTTCTCAATGTTCTCGCGGAGAACACTGATCTTCTCGGCAAACTGTTCAACGGTGTCAAAGTCCAGGTCTTCTGCAAGACGACGGAGTTTTTCTACCTCTGTATCAGTTAGTCCTTCGGAAATCTGACGGAAGACGATCTCGCACTTCAACTGCTCGACCTCTTCAACCAGTTCCATGTTCTTTTCGACCTGGCTCTTGAGTTCGCCGTCAAGGGTTTCAACCTCTTCAACGGTGGACTCAAACAGGTCTAGTTTCTCTTCAGGAACCTCAATGTACGACTCAGCAAAGAGTCCACGAAGGTTACCAATGAAGTTTTCTGTGATCTCGGTGCGGAGTCCCTGCTCAACAGCAAGGCGGTTCTCCTGCATCCACTCTTCAACCACATAGTTCAGGTACTCGTCAATGCGCTCAACGAGTTCTTCGGTGACAGCCACGGTGTGCTGCTCAAGAAGAGTCTCGTACTGCGCCTGAACTTCTTCTTCAATCTGACGGGTACGCTCGTTGAGGTGAGCCTCAAACAGAGTAGCAGCCGAAGTCTTGAAGTCCTCAGAGAGTTCCTGACCGGTCAAGAGAGCAACAATGTCTTCCTTGACGGTGGGCTTGATCTCAGGGATCTTGGTTTCAGCCTTAGCCGCAGAAGGCTTGGCTTTGATAGTGCCCTGATTCTTGCCACTGGCATCGCCGGTTGGCTCAGCAATCTTGGCACCCTTCTTGTTTACATCATGGGTGATATTGGTGCTGGCGTAGTCGGAGGCGGCTTCTTCAACCTTCTCCTTGCTCTTCTTGCCGAACTTGCCCTTCAGGAAGGCAGGCATCTTCTTCTTGCCCTTGGAGTCTTCCTCTTCGGAATCTTCCTCCTCTTCTTCCTCTTCTTCCTCGGACTCTTCGTCCTCGGACTCTTCCTTGGCTTCTTCGATTTCTTCTTCTTGGAGTTCTTCCTCGGCAAGAGTATCCTCATCAGAGGTGTCTTCGCCTTCGGTGATATCCGTGTCCTCGGTGTTCTCGGCTAGAAAGCCTTCGCCCAGGATTACCTTCTTGATGACATCTTCGATGTTTTCTCTTGCCATGACTGTGAATCTCCTTCGTTGGAAATATGTAGACTACTCAGAGTTTTGAAATGAAGTCTTTGAACAGCCGAATGGCTTGTTCTTCTAAATTACGCGATGAAGTCTTTTCAATGATCTTCTTGTAGTTCTCGACCTCTACAGGCTTGAGAACACCACCGTCCCAAATCCACTCCCGACCTTCCATGATGCCATTGACGAAAGCATTGGGAGCAGAGGGATCTGCAACCACATCCACCGCAGCCAGCATGAAGTCTTCCTGCACAACATTCACCCCGTCCTGCTCCTTGAGACTGCCCATGCCACGGGACGAAACGCCCAGTTTGACACCTTCGTCTATGAGGTTGCGGACAATCTTGCCGTATGGGGTGTCAAGAATTTTGGCTTTGCCGTAGACATCGTTGCCTTCAAGCCGCAGATCCTTGATCAAGTGAGACACGCGCTCTAGGTTCACGGTTGGACCTTCGGGGTGTCCAAGTTCGCCCATTGCGCGGTTGGTCTTTACATATTCGCTCTGATACCGACCAAGTTCCTTCTCCATGACAGCCATTGGGTACACGCGACCGTTGCGATTCTTCGCTTCAGCCTGCATGAACACGCCTTCAATAAAGTAGTGCTTCTGACCGTCTTTGGTTTCGGTCAGAATGTTGATGTCCTGAACTGTTTCGGTGATGAGTTTCACTTCTTTACCGCCTTGCCGCCACGACCATATAGCGTCTTGGAGGCTCGTTCCTTTTTTAGTTTCTTCACAGCAGTGTCGTAAGCCTTCTCAAGTCCTTTGCCCTTCTTGATATGAGCAGGACTCTTGGCTTTGCCGTCTTTCCACATTCCCTGACGATTATCGGGATTCGTATATGCCCAAGCCTTATAGTCAGCACGATCTATTGCGCGATTGTGTTCACGCGCACGGGCAGCGGTGATTGCCATCTCGTCTAGTTCGGCTTCTTCTTTCACGGCACCAGCGGGAACGCCCTTGCCGAGTTTAGCCTTGTAGCCTGCCTTCTTGATTGTAGCGCGAGCAGCCTTGAACTTGTCTTCGCTTGCACC